TAGCTGTTACCCATATGTCTCCCTGCACCGGGGATGTCGGACGAACACCAGTCGGGATGTTGAACCCTGCGCGAGAAGTCGTGCTGTCGTCGGTGATGAGGCGACCGCTGTGTGTCCATTCACCAGAGATATCTTCCGTAGCGGCCTTATCCACTAAGTTGGCGTTTGCAATACCAGCGATCAATGTCGAGTTCAGATTAGCAGTAGCAGCATTGAACGTCAGTCCAGCATTAGTCTTCGGAGCCAAGTCACCTGTCGCAGTAATAACGAATAGTGGAAAGCAAGTTGTATCTGTGACTTCGTTGGCAACAGTGATAATTGTCGGCACGCCGGACGTGCCAAGTTGGTACTCCACACCGGTATCGTCGGTGAACCACAGCGTGCTAGGGGCGTCATCCTTGACCCATATGTAACCGAGACCGTCGGTTGCCTTTGGACCAGCTTCGAGTTCTTGAAGCTGAAAAGGCTTCTGGAATTCTTGTGGGCGCCTCCATATATTTGGCTGATTGAAAAGGGCAAACGGTTTCCAGACTGTGCCATCGAAGCGTGCAAACGTATCTATCGCTCGGGTGCGATCGTCGAAGTCGACCAGGTCGTTAACCTTTGCAGCGCCTGTTGCGCCGCCGCCTTCCTCAGAGGAAGATGCAATAGCAGCTTTGGTCTTCTTGGCTATGACTCGTTTTGCTGCCTGCTTGGTTGCGTCGGTCGTACCGGCAGGCTGTGACACATCTTCGCCGTACACTTTCGAGACGAACGCGAAGTTGTTCTTTACATCTGCGGTGACGAGCCCCGTCGCTTCGAGTTCTGCAACGGTAACAAACCGTTCTTTCGGATTGCCAGAGTCACCTTCGTACATCCGAATGTGCTCTTTGATCGCGGCGATTGCACGCGCAAGATCAGCTGGACTGAGAGTCGCGCCATCTATAGCAGGAAGCTTTCGTGCCTTCAGGCGCTTGGCTAGTGCCTGGGCCGCTGTGGTAGAAGTGAACGGCACGGCTTTATCCTGCAGACAAATCGAATATGTTCTGAGCTACAGTTACTCCGGTGACTTTGTCCATACTCTCGATCTCAACTTCATAGATGTTCGACAGGTATCCGCCGGGCAGCCGATAGGGCTCGCCATCTGCTACGCCGACAGTAGCTACTAGGTTGTTGTCAGCGTACAGCCTAAAGATCAGCGAGTCATATGAATCTGCTTCGATTAAAACAGCCCCCATATTTACTTCGGACGGAAATCGAATCTTTCCAGAGCGCCAGATATAAGTCAGCTTAGCTGAAGGGTCACCTTCCCACTTGTGAATGTCGAACGTGTCTGTTAAGTACAATGCATCGTTTTCGATATCCAAATAGACACCAACGGCCTGCTCGTCGGTCGTTGTGAAGCCGCGTGCGTCGTTCTTCGGATCGAATATGATTGCGCCTGGCATTAATCTAAGTCCGTTCCGTCTGTAGGTGTTCCTGCCCAGATATCACCTTCAAAATCTCGGGTGATTGTGAAGGCCTTCGGGTGCGTCCATGTTATACCGTCCGCGCTCTGATAGACAAGCGATTGTTCGGCGGGTCCAATCCCAGTAAGTGCGAGCGCTATGAAGCCATGCTGCGTATCGTAGAACAGGGTATGGAATCCGTTGTGGTCAGACGGGCCTACCAAGACATCGATGCTCGCGATCTTCGTCCAGTTATTTGCGTTTTTCTCGTTGACCGCACCGCCGTTAACATCTACGTACCAGACGTCTCCCTTTGCATTCATCATGACCCAGGTGTCATTTCCAAATACGATGGCGAAGGGTGCTACGGTCATAGAGGCCATGCGGTTCGTGCCAGCTACAAACGTCGAGTTACCATGAGTAATGTACTCCAGCTTTTTTCGGTTGCTGTCACTGGTATCAATCGTCAATGCCAGTATGATGCCGTTGCCTGAGCCGATAGCCTTCAAGCGACTACTCATGCTTGTGCCGGTATACGTTGTCGTTGCAGGTACGCCCCAGTTGTCGGTGATGGCGCCGGTGCTAAGGTTTGCGCTGCGCACAAGCTGATTCTGGTAATTATTTCCGTCGTCATTCAAGAGCGCGTAGACGTGGTTAACGCCGCCGTACCAGAAAACTGGACGTGGCGAGTTCACGGCGCTCGAGTCGACGCTGCCGTTCCATACGGCTTCATATTTGTCGGTGCCGGTAAGCACGGGCGCATTTGCAATGACTGCAGCCGATATGTCAATCCACGATATTGCGTCGGCTGAGTACTCCCAGTGATTGTCGTGACCTGTGTCGTTGTCTTCCCAAGCAGCGAGCCACAAATCATGATGATCTGAGCGGAACATCTGTGCGACTTTACCGACGTCGCCTGCATTAGCAACCGTGCGCGCTGTCCAGGTCAGCCCGTAATCAGCAGAGGTATAGTACGTGCCTGGATTTGCATCGCTGCCGGTGGCCAACCATAGACCCTCGGCCACAGAATATGCCGCGTCATCAATTATTTCGCCGAACTCGCCACCAATTGGATTGAAGATCGTCGTCCAGTACTTTATGTCGTAGTACGAGACTTCTATTTTCCTAAGATGTTGTAGGATGCTCATACCGCCAGTTTTGTGCGAGTACATTAAGCGGCTCGTTGCGGTCGAGAACGGAGTAATTGTTGCCGGGGAGGACGCGACAACAGCAATATCGGAGATCGTCAGCGCAGACGCAGGAACCGTCGCTGTGATTATTTCAGTTGTGTTACGGTCGTACAATGTAGTCGCCTGGAGCGTTATCGTGACTTTTGTGTTCGACGTGCGCACGACGTTGCCTACAACAAGTGTACCGTCGCGTACTTCCTCGTTCCATCCATCCGCAGGAGACGACGCTGCGCTCAGCCCAGCGATAATGGCCGCGCGCTGGGCGTCGAACGTAGCACCAACTGCTACCCAGGTATCAGCAGTCACTGTAAGTATAATCGTCTTGCCGCCATCAAAGATGTCTCGCGAGCCCGATCCATTCAGAGTACCAGACATCGCTACTGTTATCGGTGAGATGAAATCGACCGTGAATGTAGGCGATGCTACGATGGCAGACTCTGCAATAACCAGCGCGGACGCCGGGACTGTTACAGTGATCGTCTCTTTTGCTGCGATATTGTAGGTCGCTTCTGCGTCCAATGTGATTGTGACTTTTGTGCTGTTCGTACGAACAACGTCCGCGACGTCGATGCCAGCGTCGCGTAATACAGCATTCCATCCATCCGCAGGAGACGACGCTGCGCTCAGCCCAGCGATAATGGCCGCGCGCTCGGCGTTGAACGTAGCGCCGGCTGCCACCCAGGTATCGTTCTGAAGCGTCAGTATGATCGTTTTGCCGCCGGCGACAATGTCCAGTTCACTGATCGTAGCAGTGGCAGTTCCAGATACCGTGCAAATGACTGGCTTTTGGGCGATTATGCCGAAGGTGTTCGCGACAGCCAGATCCGATGTGCTGGTCTGCAATGCCGTGTGTGGAATGTTCATGCCGATCGTTTCGGGCGTTTCAATAGTGTAGGTCGCTTCCGCATCCAACGTAATTGTCGCAACTGTGTCGCTCGTACGAACCAGATCGGCGTTTTCAATTCCGGGGTTGACCACGTTGTTCCAGCCTAGTGTCTGGCTGGTCGTGGCAAGTATTGCGTCGACGATAGCCGACGACACCGCTGCCGAGCCGATCGGTCCCGTTCCAGCCGGTTCCCAAGTATCGTTGAACAGCGTGATGATGATTGTACGGCCCCCGGCTATAATCTGATTCTCGGTGGCGGACTGTACCGTTCCACTAAACAACGCAGCAGGAAGACCTGTGTTGGCCAAGATAGCAATCGAGTTTATCGAACCGAGTTCGACATCTGTAAGGACCAACGCCGTATGCGGGACAAACGAAATCAGCGATTCGTTGGACGTAATATTGTAGTCCGGAATAGCAGGTAGCGTGATCGTCACTACGGAGTCGGCGGTGCGAACAACCGATGAAAGCGGAATCAGCTGAATCGCTAGGTCGTTCCATCCGTCCGTCTCGTCGGTGGTTGCCTGAATGCCGTTGATCAGCGCTTGGCGTTGTGCATCGAATTCAGTGCCATCTGGAACCCATGTGTCACTCGAAAGCGTCAGGGTAATCGTTTGGCCACCAGTAACGACGTCTGCCTCGTAGTCTCCCGCGAGCGTGCCATCGATGGAGACTGTAGCTTCAGGGAGCACCGCAAAGATTCTAAACGTAGATGCTGTAGGGAGATCGGTAGACGTTGTGGTAAGTGCCGATGCAGGTATCACAGGCTGAATGATCTCGTCGAAACTAATTGCGTATCCGCTAACAGCAGGCACCGTGATTGTAACTACATGGTCACTCGTTCGGACTACGTCGGTAACAACCAGAGCTTCGTCTCGAATTTTGTTGTTCCAGCCGAGTACCTGATTCGTTGCCGCAGTCAGCCCATCGATGATGGCTTGTCGTTCCGCATCGAAGCTTGCTCCAGCAGCAAGCCAAGTGTCATTCGTAACTGTAAGCGTAATCGTCAAGCCGCCGACGAGGGCGACGACGTTTTCGTCAGTCTGTCTTATCGTGCCGCCAACTTCTGCCGAGATAAATGGACTGATCAGCGATGCATCGAAGTCATAGAAGCCGTAGTATCGCCCTTCATGGAACGATCCAACCATTGTGTCGGGGGAATACGCCTGCCAGTCTTCTTTCCGCAGGTAGTCTTCAGTAGCAACGCGGACGCCGTTCGCGGATATTTCTACCAGGCCATCAGGCGATGCGTAGTAAACCAAGTCTCCATCTGAAGCGATAGACGCCTTGTTGACACACGCCTGGTTCACCTTTATGGGACGCAGGCTCGCATTTCGAGGATGAGCACCTGAGAGAATGTACGGCCAGCCTTTCGTCATTACTGCGACAGCATTGCCGATCGCGGCGAGGCCAACAATTTCATGGTCGATCGCCTGATCGTACTCGGGTGGCCATGCGTGCGGAAAGTATGGCTCGCAGAAGAAAACAGTCTTGCCTTTGAACCCGGCCATCATGCCGTTCGGCATTGCGATCAGGCCAGTCATTTCCGGATCCGGGGGATCCCAACTTGTCGTCCCGAGTATCTCGGCAAGCTCTCTATTTGGAACAGCGTCGTACACTGTCGTTGACAGTTCAATTTCCTTGACGAACTGGTATTCCGTGCCGGCTTCCGAAGAAGCGGTGCGGTAGATACGCATATGTGTGATGTTGTATCCAATGGTGGGCGGTAACGCCAGTCCCTCCAAAAGTACTTCCACGCCATCGAGGATATCGTAGGACTCAGACACTGGAGAAGGCGGACCCTCTTCACCGTAATTGGTAACATATGTGTACACATATGTGCGAGCTTCAAGCTCGCTCACTGTTGATGCTGCGCGGTCAACATCGTAGTAGAAGCTGCCGCTAATGATGAACTTAACGTCGCCAAGCGTTGCTCCTGACGAAATTGCTGCGTTGCCCACGTTGTAGAAGGAGGTGCCGGCGATCTCAATTAGTTCAGGTTCTGTCCAAGTTTGCTCGTACAAGTCGTCTGCAAGGTGCGTGCCCCAGGTCAGCGGAATCGCAAGCGCTGACGCAGTAATTACATCGCCGACAGCGAGCCTGTGCCCAACGATAGTGACTGTGGCACCGACGGGGACGCGCCAGCCGACTGCGTCTGCCGTTTGCGTAGATCCTTGTTCATCCAACAGCTTCCAGTCAGTGATAGTCGACTTGTCGGAGTTCAGCGTACGCGCAAAGATACCGGGCTCAGAAGCTGATTCGAGCTTCACCTTGTTGAAGTTGATGACTTCCGTAACACGGAATGACGATCCCTTCTGAACGTCGAATTCTATTTTTCCTTCAGCAGTCGCTGCCCAACGCCAGATGCCGTTGGGCGTGCCGGTGCCGGGGAAGACATTAAAATTCACGTTGTCGATAAGCAATGTGTCGGTCTTTATCGACCGATGCTGCACGACGCGATTAGCCTGAGTAACGTCTTCTGGCATTTGGGGAACGGTGACAGTTACTGCTTCAGTGGGCGCTGGTACACCTATATAAACGAAAGCAGCGGGATATGGAGCTACCGTGCCTACCAGCGCAGTGTTCGTCATTTTCGGAGCACCGGTGCCGGTGGAGTCGCCGGTGTAATACGTTCGTTCCAAGATATCGCCCTTAACGGGGCCGCGCGCGACGTCTACGGCGTCGTCCCATTCAAGCCACTTCGGATCACCGTTGTTCTCGAACAGATATATAGTGCGGCTCGTTCGGCCGATGGTTACTGACTGCACGTATTGCTTGTCTTGCCAGGGGTCCAGGTCACCCGTGCCAGTATCGACGTTCTGCGCAATCTGCGCTTCACCGTGCTGTAACTTAACCGGCGAAATGCGTGGCCGTAGGCCCGTGAACCGGTCTAACTTAAAGCCCGCCATAGCTCGTTTCCCTGCTCGGCTGGGCGAATTCAGAATTCGCGCGTGATTTGGCTTTCTGAATTCCGGCCGCGAACATGGAAACGTAGGCTGCAGCTGCCTCGAAATTTGTCCAATCCTTCCCTGGAATCTTCATAAGGCGCGCGAGCGTGCCATGCTTGAAGTCGTCTTCGAATTCAAAGAACAGGAAGTCTGGCAACGCAAGGAGTGCTTCGTTAGGAGTAACGACGGAGCGAATCTGTATTGCGTCAACATGATTCGCCTCGGCAATCGGAATGATTCGCGGATTCGCGCCTGTACCTTCGTTTGTCCAAGCAAGCGGTGACGAGCCGACCTTCACTTCCCAGTCTGAAATTTCTCTATCCAGCTGCTGCCGGGTTTTAAACGGAACAGTCTGTAAGCTCACTCCGTCGCTGGCGTATTTCACTGCATCGATACGTACCAGCCGTGTGTCGTCTGGTAATTCCACAGACTCCGTGATCGCAGGAAAATAGAGTGCTGTGGTCCAGTCACTCAGAACTGGAGATGTGTGCCTCCAAGCCTCAGATTCTTTGAAGAACTGCTGCACAGTTTTCCGTACGCCGTACTCAAGAACTGGTTCCGGTATTCCCGGAAGTTCTACTCGCAGAATGTTGTGAAGCGTACTAAGTGCAACAGCCATTTACGGCCCCTCTGGTGGACGATTCTCTCCCGGACCTGCTTCCTTGGTGGCTTGTTTCTGTAGCCCCAGAGCAGTCAGGTAATTCTGCCACAATTCCTGACGATAAGCATCAGGCAGAGTCTCACGCGACTCTTTGGTGAGGGCCCGGTAAATCACGTATTGTACCAGAGCGTTGAAGTACTCGTCGTTCAGGATAAGCAAATCATCTGGCTCCGACACGGATACTTGACCCGGGACGGCTGAATAGACGATGCTGATCTTCTTGCTGGTGGCAGCTGCCTGCGGCGGATACAGGTAGTACGCAGTTGGTTCGCGCGGGTCATGACAGTAATTCTCGAAGTAGTTCGCGCCGTCGGTTTTGAGGGTTCCGTCGTACTCCCACTGAGGATTGAAGCTGTCCAGGGCGTCTTTCTCTACATAGCGCACCGGTCCCTGCGGCGTTGTTCCGTTGTCGGCATAATTGCGGCCCACACGTAGGAACTTGATTCCCCCCGCCGGCAGCGACTGGCGTGCTATGAAGTTGTTTATTGTTACGACAGTGTCGAGCGTATACGACTCGGGGATAAGTTGGACCGTCTGTCTCTGCGCAGCATTCACATAGTCGATGAGTTCGTCGTCGCTCCAGCGATAGAGTGTCGCGTCCTCGTCGTGGATGATTCGTCGCACTTCTGAGAGTAGTGCCAGGACAGACGTCATTTACTATGCCTCGGCCAAGTCTAAATTATCTTGCAGGGCGGCATATGCATCCAGAATCTGTGTGGAAGTCGGCCGGGGGGCGTCAGGTGACATTTCAGCAACCACCTTGTTTGTCTTGGGCGTCCCGTCTTTCTTGAGATCGTCGGGATCGTTTCTCGCAATTATCGCGAGCAGCGCCATTTCCAGCGCTTTGGCATTTGCCGAAGCGTCGACTGGCGGTGGATCTATAGATACTTTCGGCGGCTCAACAGCCTCCACAGGACGCGCACCTATCTCAAGCGCCTCCAGGTAAACCATTGGCGGCACCATGATGGGCACGTTTTCTTTGAACGGAACGCAATAGCCACAAAGGCTGGAAAGCCGGTAGTCTCGCGGAGAGACCATCAGTACTGCACGATCGGGCTTTGTAAACAGGGATTTTTCCACTGGAGGATCCTCTTGTTGTGTGAAAAAACCCCCGGCCGAAGCCGGGGGGTAGGTTAGACCTACAGGTAGCAGTTGCTTACTCGAAGTTTTCGGTAGCACGGCCTGCAACAACGTACAGAATCACAACACGGCACGAGCCAGCTGTCGGGGCACCTACGAAGGTGACCTCGGCCAGGATGTTTCGAGTCGCATTGGTTACTGCAAATCCGGGGGTCAGAAGAGCCCCGAATTCGTCGCCCGCCGCCAGAAGGTTCTCTGACGCCAGGTAACGCGCTGCGCTTGAGGCGTCGCCGATTTCCAGACCAGCCGAAGTTGCGCTGTTCCAGTTCGTGTCGACTGCCACATGACCACCGACTACCACAGCACCGGCCGGAAGCGAGCAGATTGCGCTGCCCACGCCGCTTGTCAACAGATCAGCGTAGCTGATCGTCTTCATGACGGCTTGAACCGATTGGCGAGTAGTTTCCTTGGTAATAGCCATTAGTCGTTACCTCCTATCGCGTTGTCGATGACAATCAGACCGAAGTCCTGCGTGCTTGCATCGATATTGCTATAGAATTGCGGCTTCAGGTAGCCAAAGATTTTGCCGATCGAGATACCCTGTTGGTTATCGTAATCGAAACCTTTTTCTACCCACTCGGGGGCGCCGATATCCGCCATGCCGAGAGCCTGTGCGCCGCAGAACAGCGTCCGCTGGTAGGTTACGTCGTTCGACGCACCAGCGCGTGAGCCATCCGGCAGGGCCGCGTTGTTGAACACATGCCTGTATTCGTGGATCATCAGGCCGTCAACCATTACGGTGTCGGAGCCTTTGAACAGTTCGTTGTCCGAACCACGAACGCCTGCATTGCGTACGTTTGCCAGGTAATCTGGATCCTGCCGCAGTTTGGCCATGCCCGTCGGAGTCATAAATACGTGGTAGAACTCTTGACCACCTGGGCCCTTGATACCACGAATGTACTTCTCTTTCGCCACTGCCTTGGCTTCAACCAACATCGCCCAACTCGGAGTGTCGTTTACGGCACTGAGGGTGGCAAGGCTGGATGCGCCGAGACCGGTGGTTGCATCCCACTGGAAGTGACGCTGTGCAGACGGTGCGTCTACATCGTCCGCGAAGTCAAGGTTGGCAAGCGTGCTGGATGCACGGGTTGCGCCTCGGTTCGTGAACGAGTATGCCACGCCCGACAGGGTGAGGAACGCCATCTGGTCCGACCGATCGGCCAGCCAGTAGGCAAGAACGTCACGACTCTGTTCGCGGAAGTTGACGACCGACTGCTGGTCCGCCAATTTACCCTTGTGCCGGTTGGCCTGCCGAAGCTGGTCGATCTGGATTACTTGGTCGTAAGCCTTGATCTCTTCTTCGTTGCCTTCCAACTGGTTGTCACCGCCGACGCCATCTGCTTCCAGATCAGCTACGAGAGTGATAACCGCGCGGGTTCCCTTCTCAGACTTCGTGAGTTCCGTTACGCGCTGGATCATCGCATTCGGACCTTTGCCCGCGAATTTGGACACAAACGAGAAGTTCCTCGCCTGTTTCCATACGTCGCGCGCCCATACGGTCTTCTGCTCAGTCGTAAGCGCATTAAAGTTTGTTACGGTCATTATGACCCTCCAAAAAATTAACGAAAAAACGAAATTCACTTTGGGCATTATTGCCCGGGTTATTGCCTAGATTTACCGTCGGGCTGACGTGAATTCGCTTTTTAGGAGGGCGGCTCCACCTGTATTTAACGTGCCGGGATTTGCACGAGCCCCGATTATGCGCCCGGGTTTGCGTTTCTGTCAATAAAAAGAAAGGGGACCGAAGTCCCCAATCAATCCGGCTTGCCGACCGGTTAGCAACTACATGAAGTCGCCGCGAAGTCGCCGCAGGGTTGCAGCTGGCAGCGCATCGATTTCATCGTCAGACATTTGGTCGAGATTCGGCACAACGGCACCCGCAGCGTCGCTGTTCTTGCCTTCGCCGGCGGGGGACCTACCCTGCTGCTTCGAAGCTTTGATCTTCTCGGCAACCTTTTTGATAGGCTCTTTCTTAACGACGGTCTTGCCCTTCTTGATGTCTACGACCTTCGTGTCTTTCCCCTTCGTGTCTTTGTCACCCGGTGACTTCGTGTCGAAGCCGGGGTCGAGCTTGTAGATCTCGATCGCATCGGCCAGGGCTGCGACAAACGCGTTATCGGCGGACATGCCTTCGGCCTGGTAGCCGCGCATCCACGTAAGCGTTTTCGAGACAGCCTGTGGGCTGAAATTTTCGCTGTCCTGATTGAAGATCGGGAACATCGACTCTGCTTCCCTGGTGAGCGAGTCGAGAGTGCGCTCGGCTGTGGTCATGTCGATTCGAGAAGCTGCTTTGACAGTGGCTTCGGATACGAAGTCTTCCTTCTCAGCGGCACGAATTTCCTTTCGCAGCTGGCCAGCCTCTTTCGTCTTGCCGTCGAGCAAGAGCGACATGTATTTCTCTTCGGCCACTTCGAAGTCGTATGTTTCTGCCTTGGCGGCTTCCTTGGCCTTGTCGGTGTTCTTGAGCGCCACAAGCTGCGCTTCGGCAGCCTTCATGCGCCTGTTTACTTCGTTGAAGCGATGACGAGGAATTCCGGAGTCTTTCTTGTCCGTATCCTCGACTTCCTCTTCCTCTTCCTCTTCTGCCTCTTCTGCCTCTTCTACCTCTTCGACTTCATCCTTTCCATCCTTTCCTGCAGCTTTTGCTGCAACTCCGTCGTCGTCCTCGCTCTCCGTCTCGCCGTCGTCGGCGTCGCTATCGTCGGCGTCGGCTTCGACTTCGGTTTCGCTGTCTTGTACGCTCCCGGATTGTTCGCTGGCATCGTCGTCTCCTATTATGTTGCCTCGATCCGCTTTCGCCAGATCGCCGTCGTTGTCGTCAGGGTCACCCCCGTAATATGTAAGTTGTTCTGCGCGGCGCGCGTCTGCATCCTTGATCTCGGTTGCAAGCGCAGCATCTTGCGCCAGACCCTCGTTCGGATCCTTCTCTTTGTCTGTCACGTTGTACTCCTTAACGCCTTCGTGGGCGGATTTTTATCAGTCTATTTTTTGCTGGTAGACCGATTACCAGATCGTGCCTTGATGAGTTCCTTCTCCAAACTCGATTGCCGTGTCAGTGCGGAGTCGGTGCGCTTCGTCATGGAATTGATCTGCGCGATCGTTTCTGCACTTCCTGTCTTGTTCTTCATCAGCTGGATGCGCGTGATCAGGTCCAACTGACTCTGAGTCTGATTCGCACTTATCTCTTCCATCTTCACCCGCGCATCGGTGCCGATCTTCAGCTGCGCGATCTCCGGGTTGGCGGCTGCCTCTTGGGCTTGTGCCTGATACAGCTGCGCTCTGGCCATACGTTCCTGGGCACTCGCTTCCTTGTCCATGACTTCCGCCGCCAGCGTGCGCATTTCCAACTCGGAGAGTTGGGCCTGGGACTGCAGTTCTTCCTCTGTCGGAGCAGCGAGTCCCTGGATGCGTTTGACGGTTTCCGCAACTTCCGCTTTGTTCGCAAGCTGCGAGTTCTCGATCAAGACATGGTCCGGAATCTGTACCCCGATTTCCCGCATCTGGATCAACTGCTCGAATAGTACCTCGTCATACGTGTCGCGTCTAGGCACACTATTGATCGCAATGGAGTACTCGCCGATCGTCAGGTCATTCTGTATCTCGTCAACTGCCTGTTGCGTTTCCTCATCGATGACAGATACAGGTTGGTTTAGAGCAACTTCCTGCTGCACATCGTCGCCGTCCTCGTTCTTCGAGAACACCTGAATCAGCCGCGTCTCACTGTAGTATTCCTGAATGATCTGGAGCATGAGTTTCGCGCGTAGTTTGCGCGTGTAGTCCAGATTGTCGAAAACAACTTCCTGTTGGACCAGACCGCCCTTCCGGCGCGATTCGAGCGCCTTCGAGGAGTCGGAACGTCCCGCGCCAAGAATTGCTTCGTTGACACCGGAGATCTCCTTAAAGAACATCCCGGCCTTTGCCGAGATCTGGTCTAGGCCTGTCGGCACCTGGTTTGGTTGAATCTTTATTGGGGGAAGGTCGCCCGAGTATTCGATTACGAGCCCTGTCTTCGCACCCTGCGTCGCAAGGTCGTCTGCGTCCATGTTGACGAGCGACCCCGATCTGAACATCCATCCGGAGTTGGCTGTGGTGTTGACAACGTGCAGTTCCTGCGACGTTACCTTGTTCAGCATTTCCTGCGGAGAGACCAAATTGCGGACAAGTCCAAACGGACGACCGCGCCGGAAGTACGGGAAGAACGGTACGATTGAAATTCGCTCGAAGAGCGACCAATTATCGTGCAGCAGGATCCGGTCAGCAGTGATCGTTACACGTACTCGGCGCTCTGGCTTCCACATGATATGGAGGTCCATATCCGTAGCGAACTGAATGATTTTCTCTTTCGGCCACTCGGATGGAACACGGCGCATGTCGCCGGCTTCTCTGTCGACGAAGAACGCTGTTCGGGTAAGCCGCTTGTACTGACGCTCGATAACGCGAACGCGCTTGACGCGCTTGACGTCTTCATCGCTCGCCTCGTAAAAAATTTCTGAACTGTAGTGGTCACCTGAGAAGTTCGGCGCTTCCCATTCCAGTGAATCGTGGCCGAACGTGCCGGTCGCACCAACAAGGTCCAACTTCTCCTTGAACTCAATGCCGTACATCGCGCCAATTTCATCTGGCGTCAACCAACGAGAGATGAACACTTCTGACCAAGTAGCCGGATCGTATTCTTTGCCACCCGGATCCAGGATCACGTCAGTCGGATCCATTACTTCTTCACGTAGCTCGCCTTCGATGTTGTCGCTGAAGTCGATGTAGTAGTAGAAGTATCCACGATCCTGAATCAGACCGTCTAAGAAAACTGTCTTCTCTTTGTGTTCAGAGTCGTTATTGAGCGCGATTTGCTTGAACAGGAATCGAAGTGAATTTGCTGTGTCTTGATGCGCGCCCTTGCCCTGCGGCACGAACGAAATATCTTGGCGTGAACGAATGTACTCGCCGGTGACGGCGTTTACGGTCGAGAGAATGAGGTTGACTGTGTGGGCGGGGCGCTTCTGTGCGTTCAGTGTGTTGAGGACATCGTCGTCCCACTGCTCGCCATAATAGAATTTGTCGAATTTGCGCGCGTCCCTGACGTAATCAAGGTGGCCTGCATCGCGCGCTCGGGTGTAAGCCGACCATTGGTTCCGTACTACGTTCTCGTCTTCGCTAGTCTGAACAGGCGATTTTTCCGCCTTAACAGGAGCGTCGCCGCCGAATGCATTGAGTTCTACAGCCATTACCCTGCCTTAGAAAGAAATGTAGGTTCCGGCATATTTTCGCCTAGCCAGGCAAGCGCAAGTCGAAGGATAGCACGACACTTGTGCATAAGTGTAGTTCTTTATGCCGCCATGCTGGCGTTGCCGCCCTTCCTGCCTTTGACGTAGCCCGAGAGCTTCTTCTTCCAACTCTTGGACCGATCTTTCTTCGGTACGCCTGTACCGACATACGCCTGCGCCACAAGCATCTTTCCTATCCACGCAATGGCGTCAAACCGGTCATCCTTTATGCCGTTCGGGAAGCGAAGCAGTTCGTTGATGAAGTCGTCGACCCAAAGTGCGCCCTGGGGGAAAAGCACTCTGCCCTGTGACATCAAGCCCTGTATTGCGCGACCACGAAGCTCCTTGTCCGCCTTGCCCGGGGGCAATTCCTCGATGAACATTTCGTAGAGCTTTTCCTCGCGGATTCGAGCGTTGACCGAGTCCTCCATAGTCATCGAGATGTGTCCCTTCTCGAGACCGAAACGGCGCGGGTGCCACTTTTTGTGGATCTCAATCATGGTATCGATGATTTCGGTAGTTCCCCATCCGCGTCCCCGATACTCTTCGAGCACGTAGATGTTCTCCTCCGCGTCCACTCCGACAACCAGGAAGACCGAGAAGTCAGCCTGTTCCTTCTTCGATATCGCCAAGTCGCCCGCGCAGTAGATGTCCATGTACATCGGGGGATTCGAAGCATAGTAGCGGATCATCTTCTTGCTGATGTACGCTCCCTCTTCGACCTGCGGATTCTGCTGGTACAGCGCAGCCCAGTCTCGTGGGGCCAAGGTGCGCTTGATTTTCTTCAGCGCGACCAGCGGATAACGGTCTGGATGCAGAGCCTCGCCCTTCATCCGGTACTTCTCGTTATGCGTGGCGATCGCCGGGAAATCGATAACTTCCCATCGATCGGCGTCCTCCGGCCAGACCCCGGTCTCCTTGAGTTGCTTCTCGGCCTCGCGCATTTCAGACAGCAGCCAGCCAGCGACGTCGTCGTCATGCCACCTAGTCTGAATGACCAGTACGCCGCCGCCTGGGGCAAGGCGCGTGTAGGCTGTGGAACTGTACCAGGATTTCGCGCCTTCGCGGACAGTAGCCGACTCTGCCTCTTCGCGGTTCTTCACCGGGTCGTCGATAATCAGCACGTTCGCGCCTCGGCCCATGATCGGACCACCAACGCCGGCAGCAAGCACTCCGCCACCGGTGCGCACGCCAGCTTTATCAGCCAGCGACCAACGCTCGACGGCTTCGTTGTTTTTCATGATGTTCAGGCCATCGAACAGCAAGCCGTAGTCAGGCGAGCGTATCAATTCCTGAATTTTGCGCGAAAAGTCCATCTGCAACGACTGCGAATAGCTCGTGTTGATGAATTCCAGATGCGGGTGGTTGCCGAGCGCCCAAGCAGGGAAATACTGCGACGACAACAGCGATTTTCCGTGTCGCGGCGGCATCGTGATCATCAGTCGGGGTGATAATCCGGCCAAAACGTCTTCGAGAAACTGCATCAGCTTCTCGCAGAGCATTTTATGGACCCAGCCAGCCTTGTAATTCAGCTCGTAGCGCTTTACGAACGCTAAAAGATGGCGTTTCGCGAGCGCGCGGCGGTGAATTTCGAGTTGAGCCCGCTCTTTTTCGTTTAGCTCGCGCGTATGAGCGGCTTTTTCAAGCGCGGCTGCGTGTTTCTTCTTTTTTCGAGCCTGTC